CTAATAATGTGTATTGTGGATCAGAATCCATAGTAGGAGATAATCCTAAGATAGTATCCATTTTTTCTGATAGAGGTGTTAGTGTAGGATTAGAAGCTTCAGGTAATTCTAAATCTAAATATAATCCACTACGAATTTCTTTAGCTAAATCTACAGGGCTTCTATATACAACATGTGTATAACGATCTGCTTTTCTTAAATTACTTGCGTAGTAAGAAACATAGAATTGATCTATAGGAACAAATTCTGAAACAGGACGTTTTAATGTTGCATCATAATAAACTTTTTTAAAGGCTGAACCAATAAGAGGAAGATGGAAAAGCATTCTTTCAAACTCATCAAAGTATTCAGGCATCTGTTCTGTTACTTGATAGTTCATAAAGTCTTGCACTCTATTTGCTTGCATTTCTTTATCAGGTGTTACTTTACCTAAGATCTGTGCTTTAACTGGTCCTTTAGAAGGAAATAATTCTTGTGATGCTTTTGATTGAAATTTAACAGCTGATTCAATAAGTAAAGGATGCACAGCTGTACATGCTCCTTCAAATGGTTCTGCAGTATCTTGTATTTTTAAACCAAGAAGATCAAATCCTCTTTCAAACATGGCTTCCCACTCAGCACGAGATTCTTTATCTGAACTAAAATCATCTAATACAATAGATCCTATTTCTTCTAGTTCTTCTTCATCCATGTTTTCTGCAAGATTACCATACCATTCTTCTATTTCAATAGAAGCTCCCATCTCAATAGATTCTTCAGAAAAATCTACAGTTATTCCACCATCATCTTCTAATTGATAGGTTGGTCCTTCATTAGTTTGTTCTTGCGTTGGCATAGGAATAACATTGGTTATTTGTTCTGCCATTTTTTCATAAGGATTTTTTTCAGTAGCCATTCCTTAACCTTTCATAATAAATACAATTAAACCTCTCTTGCACCATTATACACTTAATATCTCCAGTACGCAACTTTTTTCTTTCTTGGTTCATCTTCCCAATCTGGATCATCTGGATGGTATAAATGCCACGAGTCTTTCATGTAGTGAATAGCCATTGTTAAAGCATCTACTTGGTCATCATGTGCAGCATTTGGAAATTGTAATAATTCTGTTAATAAATCATCTGACCATTTTTTATTTTTTGGTAACCATACTCTTCCTGCTTCCATCAAAGGAGACGCAGCGTACACTCTGGAAACTTTATCTTTATCTGGAATATATTCTTGAACAGGGAGTCCACTTCTTCTCATATCTTGTATTAAGGATTGTCCAGATGCTTTCTTTTCTATGATACATACGTCAGGCATGTGTTTAGAATACAGAGTTTGGGAAATACGTCTTAATTCTGGGTATTCAAAACGTCCTCTTACATTTCCTAGCATAATTAAGTTAGAAGGAAAACCTTCTTCCCCTACTTCATTCTGATCATACATAGAAAATATACCCCATGTTTGAATAACAGAGTAATCTGCAGTTGTTCTTGTAGAGAATGCTGTATCATAGGTTTGTATTATAAAATCACAGGGAGGTGGTTCAGGAGAATCCCACCATTGTATCCATCTTTTCTTTATAAGTCCACCTTCTTCTGGTGTTGGGTTCTGCATGTAGAGAGCATTCCAATAACGACTTCCGTTTGATGCTTTTATCTCTTGTTCATCTACTTTCAAGACATCATCTGGTTTCCACTCAGGGAAATATGAAGAGCCGACAGGTAATTTTAGTAATTTAGAGGAATCTTCGTCTACCCATGCAGGAATTTTTATAACTTCCCATGGAATTACTTCGTATTGTGACATATCTTCCTGTTGTTTTAGTAACCATCCACATAAATCATCATAATGGTACCTTGTATTTATTATTAAGATACTTCCGTTAGGCATTATACGTGTTCTTAGTCCTGCTGGGTACCAATCTTTAACGTATTTCCTTCCTGATTCTGAATAGGAGTCTTCTTCTGACATGACATCATCAAGAATTGCGATATGTGCTCCTCTTCCTGCAATCTGTGATCTAACTCCAGCTGCATAATACGTTCCTCCTTGGTTAGTTTTCCATTTACCTGCAGCTCGTACATCTGAACGTAGGGACACTCCTTGGAAGACGTTATGATATTCGTCAGTATTGACCAAATCCCTAACAGAACGTCCAAAATCGCTTGATAACTGGTCACTATGTGAGACTGTAAGTATTTCATGTTCTGGATTCCTTCCCATATACCATGCAGGAAACAGTTTTGAGCAGATTACAGACTTAGATGAACGTGGTGGAAGGAAAACCATAAGCCTTTTTATCTTCCCACTCTCTAATTCTTTAAGTTTGTTGGATATAACCTCAATATGTTTCCCCATTTTCCAATCAGAAATAAGAGTTGGAGCCATAAGACGTACAAAAGTTAAGAAATCTGTCTTTGATTTCTCTTGAACTTCTTGTTGTAATAAACTATTTAGTAGAAATGTGTTGATATAGGGGTTGTTAGCCACCTCATCATGAGTATTCTCTGTCATATAACTCTCCTTGCAGCCATTATACACTATTTATTTCTTTTGTGCAACCTTTTTCTTTTAGAAAAAATTCATGCTTATATAATATATATATATATATAATATATATAAGATAATAATAATAATAAATAAAGAAAATAAAGGATTATAAGTATATATCGTTATAGAACTTTTAAATTCTTATATATATTATATTATACTCCCCACTAAAAGTTTCCCCTTAGTATTTTTGGTAAATATGTGTCATCCCCACACATATATATATAAGTAAGGGTACAGTTTTTTGCCCTGGGGTGATGATATCGAAGGTTTATATCGTCCTCTGCAGGTCTAAAAGATACCTTTAGTGCTCTTTGCAAACTATGAGATACTATGTTTATACTTGTGTAGTCTTTAGTTGTCTCTCTCTCGAGAGAGCCAACACATACTACATGTTGTTATACTTTCTCATTTTTATATAACTTAATCTCGTGAAAGGAGATGTTCTATGAGTGACTTTACCAAAGACCAAGCCAAAGAGAAATTTGTTCCTAAGGCTGGAACAGGTTCTGTATTCCCAGCTAGGTTTGATTTATCTGCCAAGCAGAAAGAAATTGGACTCTGGGGTAGAGGAAGTTTCTTAACTAAAAGTGGAGAACCTATATCAATATCTATCTTAAAGAAACAAGATAGAAATGGTAGAGAGTATCTTGTAATTCTGGAGAATGAAGAACAAGAGACAGAAACCGAGAAGGCATTGAGAGCTGAAATTGCTGAATTGAAATCTGCAAAGAAAGATGAAAGTTCTGTGAGCAATGATGATATCAATGATGTAATTAGTGACATGGGATAGATTCCTTCCAGAAAGTGTGGACTCAAGAACAACAGCCAGTTCTTGGGTTCACCTTTTTTCTAGGAAAGTTCATAGTTGATTTACTGATACGATTGTGTATAATAAATATAAACAAGGGAGAAATAACATGAAGATAAGAGACTTATATAACATAAGAGTTAAAGATGACTACAAAGATGCGCCAAGTGATATTCTATTAGAAAGAAGATTACCTTGGATGACTGCAATGGATTTAAGAAACAAGCTTGAACAAGAGAGTAGAGCATGTGGAGATAAATATGTAAGATATAGATTGGAGAAAGCATAATGAATATAGGAAATATAAAACCAGAATTTAGAAAGTCCATAGTTGATTTACTGACACGCTTTCGTGATGTAAAAAATGTACCAGCTCATCAGTTAAGTTTAGCTTTATTACATGAAGCATATATATTCATGATAGCAAATTGGGATATGGATACATGGTCTAAAGAAGAAACTACGAAAGCTATTAATAAAGTATTTGTTATGGCTAAAGAAGAAGTAAGTGATTATCATAATAATAATAGAAGTATACACTAGTCTTATTAAACTTCTCTTTCGAGAGAAGTTCAATAAACTTAACAGGAGAAAATAAATGATTACTGAAAACTTAAAAAGAATATTATGTTTTATATTATATATATTTGGTATTGTTACTACATTTATGGGATTAATTACATTATATACAACAGGATTTTATATAGAAAATGTTGAAATGATTGTAATTGGTTCTGCTGTAAGTGTCATAGGTATATTACTAATATGCTGTGGTACTTTAATTGAAGATAGAATATATGAGGGAGATATTTAATGAGTAAAATAAAATCATGGTTAATGGATATGGATGAACATATCTATGATGCATTTAATAAAGGTGCTGTAACTGAAAAAGAAGTAATTCAATATTGTAAAACACATATGGAATTGCCTATTGATGAAAAATATATTACTGATACATTTAAAACATATGTGGGAGAAAGAGATGTCTGATACAATTAAATTTAAATATCATTATGATACACATGAAGATATACCAGAAGCATTACATAAAGAAATACTTTATGGCAATCAAGTAGAAAAAATTACTGATGTGTCCATTGAAGATATAAATAAAATGTATGAAGGATTATCTTTGTATCATGTAGTAACAAGCATTAAAGATTATATGGAGGATTTAAAATGAGCCATGATGGTAACATAGAACTTAACGAAAAAGAATTAGAACAATGTAAAGAAGAAGCTGTTGCAGAGTTCAAGAAAGAAATATCTGAAAACTTTTTAGCAAGTATTACTACTCAGTTACATAGTATTATAGTAACTATAGAAAGTATTAGTAAACAACTTGAAATACAAAAAGAAATATTAGAAAAAACAGATAGCATGCCAAGACAAGTACAACAAATATTTGATAAAGTAATATAATGTATAGAAAGCATGCATTGAAATTCACAGTAGTATTTGAAGACAGCTACTGGAGAATAAAGAATATGGAAACTAGTAAGTTAATTGCAGTTTTGTATTCTAAAAAAGCTGAAGCATTTCGTAATGCTTTATATTTAAACAATCTATAATGGGAGATAAATATGTCACATGAAGTAGAACAAATGGCTTATGCTGGAGAAGTTCCTTGGCATGGGTTAGGTACTAAAGTACCAAATAATATATCAATAGATGATATGTTAGAACAATCAGGACTTAACTGGACTGTATCTAAACAAGATATGTATTGGTTAAACAAATCTGAAGAAGTAGGTTCATTAATTTCTGATAAGCAATTATTAGTAAGAGATACAGATAATATGCAATTAGATGTAGTGGGTAGAAATTGGAATCCAGTACAAAATTATGAAGCTTTTGATTTCTTTAGACAATGGATTGAAGAAGGTGATATGGAAATGCATACTGCTGGTTCGCTTATGAATGGTAAATTAACTTGGGTTCTTGCTAAAGTTAATGATACGTTTGATGTTGTACCTAATGATCCGATTGAATCTTATATGTTATTTAGTAATCCACATCAATTTGGACATTCATTGAATATAAGATTTACACCAACAAGAGTTGTATGTAATAATACATTACAATTAGCTTTGTCTAAACATAAGTCTGGACTAACTTTAAATCATAGAAGTAAGTTTAATGCTGATGAAGTTAAGACTGCTATGGGATTAGTAACAGAAGCTATGGATACATATAAAACTGCATCTAAATTCTTAGCAAGTAAACAAGTAAGCTCTGTAGATATGAATGATTACTTTAAACATTTATTTCCTCAGAGAGATAAGCAACAAGGTAACTTGCCTAGTCGTAATCATAAGAAAGCAATGCGAGCAGCATGGGATCAACCTGGTCGTGATCAAGGTTTTGGTACTTGGTGGCATGCATTCAATACTGTTACGTATTTATATGACCATGAGATAGGACGTAATACTGAAAGCAGATTAAGAAGTAACTGGTATGGCAATGCAGCTTTAGAAAAACGTAAGGCTTTTAAGAAAGCTTTAGAGTTAGCTAATAGTTAATATAATAATATATAGGTGTGATAGGTTAATAATCCTAGGTGTGATTCACTTAATAAGAACTAAACTAAACGCAGACCGAGTTCTTGCCTATATACTATTACCATATTGGTAAATATAATGGAAACAAGTTTCTCCGACAGGTTTTGTGTTAGTCCTGTATAAAAAACTAACACATATTTATTGGAGAATAACATGTTTAAAAAAATAATATATAATACAAATGATAAAATGTCTATCAATTATGATGATTTAAGACATACTAAATTATGGATTACAGATGAAGAACAATTTTGTTATGATTCGTATTCTATAATAGATTTTATTGATAATTTTAATGAAGAACAATTTTTTGGTGATAATCCAGATAGATTTAAAATATTTCTAAACAGGGAAACAGCTAAAGAATATATAGAACTTAGAGAATTACAAGCAGAAAACGAAAGGAAAATGCAATATGTTAATTGATAATACTAATACGATAATTAATACTAAAGTGTGGAAAGATGTTAAAGATGAAACATTTATAAGAATAATTTTTGATACTAATTCGCAACTATTTTTACATATAAGGAGATTATTTAAATGACTAAAAAGTATGATGCAATACTAGATAAACTAGAACAAGCAAAAAACTCTGCTAACACAGCAATTACAGATGCAAGTGAAGCATCAGCATATGCTAGTGAAGCAGAGACACAAGCAATAGAAGCACATGATGCTATACGTGATGCTATTGATATGATAGAAGAGTTAGAAGATGATTAGCAGAGGATATAAATTAACAGAGTTCAGAAATAAATGGAAAACTATTTATAGTAAAACATTTCTGAATAAGTATATACCTATCCATGAAGATGTATGGGTAGATGATAAAGAGTTTATAGAAACTATGAAGAAACCAGAAGGTGAACAATATATCTGGACAGTACTAGAA